TTTGTGATGGAGAAGCTAATTGAGATTTTAATTCTAACAACTGCTCATAAAGGTTATTGAATTGCCAGTTAAGATTTTGAGCAGTTGGTTCCGCAAATGGCGTATAACCATAATCACGTAATGCTTCATCTGGTCTAATCTTGTTAGGGGTGATGCCATCGTCGTATGTATTCTCTACAGCCCATTCTGGGTTATATGTAGGATAAGCCATTATAAATCTCTCTCTATTGTTACAGACATATAAATGTCAACACTACGAGTGACACTAGTATCTGATAACTTGAATATTGTGAATCTGTATGTTCCACTTGTAGACTTTGTGGTTCTAGAAGTAACAGATTGTGATAATGTAATATCTGTTGATAAAGTGTGACTTACATTAGGCGCTAAACCAACTAAATCATTACCACTCAAGGTTACATAACGTACTGCATAATCAGTACCGCCCGATCCACCTGTAGTTGTCAAATATGCTGAATTAGTTATAGTTCCATTAGCGTCAATTATTGTTATATTACCATCATTCTCAAAAGTTAAACTGTGTGATGCAGTCTCTAATAAACCATCATATAGTTGGAATCTATCTGAGTTAATATCATACAGTCCAATATTAGCCGTTAGAGGGTCAGTAGGAGGTATAACAGATGATACAGATATATTGTTACTATAAATAACTAAAGTACCGTCTACGTTTGATAGGGTTGTTTTAACAGTGATCACTTTACCAGCATCACCAGAAACTACAACATATGTACTTCCTGTAGCACCACTAATATTAACACCATCAGCTTGCCATTGTTTAGCTACGGTGATAGGTAATGTACCATTGAATTCACCGTTAACGTATGTCAGTGTCTGACCAACTTCACCAGTACCATAAATGTATGGAGTAGTAACAACAGTAGGACTATTAACAACCGGAGGGATATATTTCTCAGTGGCTAATGGAACAAAGCGAGGGTCTGTAGCAATACCAACATCATATAACAATATACTGTTCAAGCTACCGTTACCAAAACCTCTACCTGCTGAATTCAGTTTGAATGGTGTAGTGTCTCTTTGTACGATAAGCTTTCTTGTGTTCAGTGGGAATAATTCAGCTACTTCTGTAAGCATTGAATCTTTCACACCAAACAAATAACCAACAGCTTCTATTAAATATTTGTTTGGGTTATCTACAGTTAGTTCGCTATCATTTGTAATATATGATAAAACTTTAATAATATCTTCTATTGTAGCTGAAGATTTTTTCTTCAACATAGCAATACGTAATATTGTTTTATAGTCAGCATCACTAAAACCATAACGCTGAGTATCTAGTTCTTCACCAATTTGATCTAACCACCAACCTTTAGCACCAGCTAGTGTACGAACTTCTTGTAGCTCGATGATAGTGTTTTCAATCTCTTGTAGTTCAGTCACCAATACATCAACTAAAGCATTGATATTTGGTTTGTCTTTAAACTGAGAAAGGAGATAGGATTTAGCTATCTCCACTCTATTATCGACTAACTGGATTTTGTTAGTCATTAAATTCTCCTGAATGTAATATTATCAATCAGTAATCTTGGTTTCTCATCATGATCAGCAAGTAAGTCAGTAGTTACAAATGAAGGTGAAACCTGAGTTAAATCTTTCATTTTAAGGCTTACAGTTTTCAATCTACTAAAAGGTACAGACTGATATACAACAGCATTCATTAAGTTATTGTTTAAGTAATCACCAATACTTGTCTGGTCAACCACGGAGATTAAAGATGTAATCACTTGTTGCTTTTCAGCATCACTTAGTACACTACCATCTTTAGTTGTATAACCAACTTCAACAGCTACATCAAAGAATGATGCTCTTGTGTATTTGATGACAGTAGAGTTACCTACACCATTTGTAAGAGTGGTACTATATGTACCATAACGTTTAGTATTACCATAACCCTTACGATATATAGTATCAGCAACTTCCGAATCTTTACCACCCATGACAACTACGTTGTATGTATATGGTTCACAAACTAAGTTGCTACTTACATCATATATAAAGTCTTTAGTTGGATTCTCAAACACTTCAACAGATGAAACACCTTCAAGCTTTAACAATGCAGATTTAAGTGAATCCGGTGTACCAGCAATAGAGTTATCTTGAATTGACATAGCAGACAAACGATATTGCGCATCAGTCTGTACTTCACTACCACTATTCAAATCAACATAATTGATTACCGAATTGTATCCAGTGAATGTAGGTGATAAACCAAGCAATCCGTTTGATGGTAAAGGTTTATAACCAGCAACGTTTGCTTCAATATCTACGACATGACCAATAATACCAGTCTTAGGGTATACACTGACATATAATCGTTTATTAGGGAACGGTTGAGGTAACAACGTAGATGGATTATAACCAACGAACAATGTATTGTCTGTTGTAACAAAAGCTTTAGATGGAGTATCAACAATTACTTCGTTGATGAAGGCAGCTAACTCATTTAACATTAAGATACGGTCAGTACCTGAGATCGCTGTTCTAGTGAATATCTTTGTTGTAGGTGCGTTACTATTATAAATAGTAAATGTATGTGTAACACCAATTGTAATATCTGCTGCTGCTATTTTATAACAACTTGCGTAATTGTCAATCGTTGTTGTACTTAAAGTGGTGTATGTAATATTGTTTTTAGCTGATAATGTAGCGCCAGCTAAAACGTTAGTACCTAAAGTGACTGTAGATAGATTAGATTGGATGATTGCTTCACCACCACCTTTTGTTTTATCTTGTCGATAAACACCTTGCTTATTTAGTACATCATCTAGATAAGTAAACTCTGCGCCAGCTAAAGTTTGAGAAGATACTACACCTTCAATACCTTGCCAGATCTCATCCGCTTCTTCAGCAAATACAGAAATGAATTGGTCTTCAATAGAACCTGTATCTGTATTCCAGTCAGCACCTAGTTTAGTTTTAATGTTATTCTTCATTGAAGCAATGATTTCAGGTAATGTTTTTCTAACAAAACCAAACTCAGTAATTCCTGCCATTTATTTACCTTTTTATGTTGGCAACCATTCGTATGGAGGTTGTAAAGCTTCCGGCATATCCTCATGTACGATAGGGTGAATATCTAAAGCCCACTGACCTATATCATACAAAGGTGTAATATTATTTGCTACGTACTCATAGCTTTCATCTTCCCACGCATATGAAGATGGATTATTCAGTGGTAGGTTTCCTTTACGAGATTTAACTTCAAATGAAACGCTATAACCACGTACTGTTCTATCCATGATACTCTTGAAGTATTCAATACTAAGTACATCAGAATCTTCTTTGATGGCAGCGATATATACTGCGTCAATATCTCTTTGCGTAAAACCTTTACCGATAATAGCCTTACCGTCACCTGTATCTCTGTATGGAATACCAAATGATGTATCTAAGAACCACTCACCTTTATACGCTTTTAATTTTATTTGTACTCGTTGTTTGACAAGCTCTTGATAAGTAGTTAAACGTAACATTTTACCGTTAAAGTCTACATCAATATCGCCGTTGTCATCTAGCTTAAATCCAGCCATGATGTTTCCTATGGAGTTGTTGTGTCTACGATTAAGCCATAATTCTGTAATTGTGTGAGTAATAAAGCTAACGCAGCATTCCCTGCTCTACTTCCTGTGATTATAGGAAGCTCTACAGGCTCTTTACCGTTGAACCCTACCTTACCCATCACTTTAGTATTTGAAGCGTCTATCGTTGCACTGGAAGCGTTTAATTGGTATTCCTGAGTGTCAATGTACACACCATCTTCTTTCACAACAATCTTAGTAGACTTGTTAGCTATTACAATGTTGTCTGGATCGGTTTCTAAACCTTCTGCATCAGTAGCAAAGCTAGGTATACAGAAACAGTCTGACAAGTCGTGTGTTACAGTTGTTGTAATATCAACCGTACCTAAGCTCATCAGATTGGCTACATCGCGTTCAGATACGATAGCCCATACTTTATCACCAACTTTATATGGAAGGCTTATAAAGACTCCACCAGCGTTTACAGAGATGTGTTGTATACGTACTTCAGGTATTTCAGGATAAGGGATGATTTGACCAGTCGGTCTACGAGTGGATACGAGAGGTTGTATATCTACTACACCTGCTCGTACAATGCGAGTTATAACTGCGGGAAATGAGGTATGCACAAAGTCTCTTAGACGTTTATCAAAATGTGCATCCATTAAATCTTTTTGAGTAATTGTTGATGTAGACATTATTTCTCCCATCCATCCACAGGTTTTAATCCTAATGAAGACTGCCAATCGGAACCTTCATACGTACCTTGATGTGTGACAGATTCAATCTCGTATACACCGCTATGATATTTACTTTTCAGTTTTACCTTAGCACCTATGGTATACGCACCATTCAATGTTGTTGTTACTGTTACGTTCTGTCTGTTACCAGCAGATTGTTCTGTTTGTCCAGAATCAGCAGTTTCTACACTTGGCGCACCAATCATGTTCATGTCTGAATTGATCTCAAATGCTTTAGCATATGATACGTTAATCAAATCATTTGGTGTTGCGTTAATCAAACCATCTTCAATCCAAATCTTCATATTGTTTTCTTTAGCAAACTTTCTAAGGAATTCAATAGTAGATCCGGTATACACGATAGGTTTCTTATTAACTTCAGTCATCGGTGTAGGGAATGATATTGTACCTTCAGGTAGTTTCATATCCTTTACAAACTGCATAAATATATCAGATAACTTAGTACCTGAACGATATGCTTTAGCTGAGTAAGCTTCTTGTATTGCGTTAGTACCTGATGCACAAGTTAACGAAGTCTTTCTTGTATTACCATCAAAGGTATCTACAACTAAAATAACTTCACCAGCGAATATGATCGGGAGTTCTTTATCTGTTTCATATCCTGCTTTCAATAAGATATTAGGTTTCTTACCATTGTTTTGTTCTAGAAACTTTCTTACTGTGTCAGATATATTGTAAATTGTTATGTTAGTGTCACTAGAAGCGTCTTTACCTTTTGTGACACTGAATGCCATGTTATGATTAGCTAGTTTGACAATACCATTAGTATTCTGTTCTAAGTACCTATTAGTTCCTGTGCGATAGTCTGAATTACCAGCTAACTCATCAGTCACAGGAACAATAGGATTTACTTCATAGAAAGATACTGGTTGACCAAACTCTAATACATATTTATGAATAAATTGTTCAGCCATAAAGTATCTTATAATCTTGTTGAGGATTTTGTGAATCTAATTTCATCTTCAACATCAATAGTGATATTTAAATCCTCTGATGTGAGACTATTAGCAATTGCGGAGTCGTAGGTATCTTCACTTACATAATATAGTTGCCATCTTCCTGATGACCAACCATTTCTAGTTACTCTACCATAACTTTTCATAGTGTCAATAACTATTAATGCACCTTTTGGAGAAATATCTAAAGCTCTATGTGCTTTTAATAAATCTGTCATTGTAGTTATCTTAGTTTTGAATAAAAAGTCTTGGTTTTGTTTACCTAATGAAAGATACCACGCTTCGTCACGAGTGTTCCATTGTAATAACATATCATATGCTACATTATCTAATACTGTAGTGAATAATACGTTAGGATTATCTGGTATGGATAATACTGATATTGTCATGGAGTACCACCCTTATCATCAGGAGTTGGATCAGCACCAAATAAACTATTCCAAAATTCACCTATTTTAGCTGGAGACTTACTAACTTGTACCGCACCAACATAAGCTCCGCTACTTGGCATTTTACCACCGTTCTCTGTAGAGCTTGCCGCGTCTTTCTTACCATCAATTACTCTTGTAGCTGAAATAAGATTAACTGTTTCAGTAGTAGCTTTACGTATCTGCACTATAGTTAAATCAAAGTATAAACTATTAGATGATTCAGGATTAGCGGGGATCGATAAACTTTCCACCACACAATCATAATATGTTTCATATTTACTAACTAATGTAAATGTAACACGTTCATCGCGAAGTTTACGGAGGAAAGCATATGCTTGTGGGATACGGTCTGCGGTACGAGTAAGTGTATCCGCTTGGAAATCATTAATACCATATTGACCAAAGATACCAGATACAGTAAAGCGGTTATTTTTTAGTTGTACGTGGTCTGAAAAAGACACTCCTGTTTCAACAGGATGTTCAGTAACAGTGTTAGAGAAATCGTGAGAAATACTTACAGTACAATCTGCAAAATATTTCTCACCAGCAATCTCACTCACGCCAGCCTTAAACTTATTAGCGACGATGAATGTAATCATTATTGTGCTGTCTCCATTTGAGTTATAGCTGAAGTGCTTTGTGATACCTTATTAATAATAACATTGAATAGATTATCAGCATCACCTTTCATACTAATTTCTATGAGTTGTTTTGTAGCAGCACCTTGAGTACCTATGAACGCCTGATCCCTGAAGAAGTTACCTAGTTGGTCTCCGTCTTTTTGCTTGAGTAGATTCACAGCCTTACCTGTTAACGTATTAGCGTTGTCTCCGTACATTGCATACATGGCAAGGTCTTCTATCGCAAGATACGCAGCAATGATTGGAGCAAACCTTGCTGCCATTGTTACCAACGCACTATTAGCTCCCCAAATAGCTTTTGTAACCCATTTAAACTGAGTAGCCATTAAAGTTAACACACCACCAGCACCCACTAAAGACCAGATACCCCCACTACCGTCAAGAACACCTAACCGTTCTAAGTTGTCACCTAATGAGTCAAATAAACCAACTAATGCTCTAAACGGCAATAAAGCAACTTTAATAGCACCAGTTATTGTAACAATAGCTCCACGGAACATTGCACCTAACGCTTTAGCTACAGGTTCTAATTCTTTTAGCACATCAGCAAAAGAACCAAACATATAAGATAAACCTTCATCCATACCACCTTGGAAAATAGCATCCTTAGCGTATGTCAGTTGGTTAAAGAATCGTTGCATTTCAGCACGAGTCTTTTTAGTAGTAGCTTCTAACGCACCATTTGTTCTAGCAATCTTCTTCAATTCATCAGCAAATTTTGGCATAACTTCTGATGCCATAATCTTACCAGCTTCTACAGCTTTGAAGAAATCTTTCTCACTTGTAAACCCAGAAGCTCGCATCATTGCGGCGACAGATCCGGGCAATGCTTCGGCTAATTGACCGCGTAATTCTTCAGCGTATACCTGTTCCTTTGAGAACATTTGAACTACTGAACGAATACCACGCTCATATTGTTGTTGGTCTACTTGTAATACTGTAGCGTACTCAGATAAGCCTTCAAAGATGTGACGTTGAGTTTTCTGGTCTGCTTTACTACCTACGGCAATAGAGAATTTATTAAACTCTTTAGCTGCGGTCATGAAGTTAACACCTAGTCTATCTGTCATTTCAACAAGATATTCCATGTGTTCAGCAGTACCTGCATCACTACCAGTAAACACTTTAGCGGCGGCACGAATACCTTCTAATGCCATACCTTCTTGTGCAATATTCTGCACAACAGTAAAGGCACTATACGCTGCGGTTAACTGTACAATCTCACTACGCAGTGACTTGAAGCTTACAGCATTCTTACGAGTTACCCTATCAGAGTTGACCATTTCATTCTTTGTTTCATTCAAACGTTGTCTGAATGTTTCAATAGCTCTCGCTTGTGTTGGGTCAATCTCTTTTAATGCTCGATCTCTAGACGCTTCTAAGCGACTCAGCATTTCATTAGTTTCAGACTGTTTTAGATTTCGTTGTGTTGAATACTGTCTAATCTGACTCTGCTTGATACGCATGAAGTTGTCAACACCAGCTTCAAACGCTGTTCTATTCTTGTTATTTCGGAAATCTTGTTTCTGCTGCTGTCTATCACGAGCAGCACGAGCGTTTAAAGCACTGTTACGTCTACCCATAACGTCTTTACGACGAGCAGCATAGGCAGCATCTTGTTCTTTCTGTAACTTAATACTAGCTTTTTCTTCATCGCGTAACATTTGAGCTAGTACGCCGCGATTGGCTGGATTACTCATTGACGATGCTGGAAACAACCAAGCAAGTCGGTCACTCATTCCTGCACGTTTGTTACTGTTAGCTAAAGCATCACGTTGCTTCTTGGCTTCAACTTCAGCTTGTTTAGCTTTAGATTTAGATAACTCATTAGCTAAAGTATTAGCAGACTTTTCTTCTTCACGCAGCATTTGAGCAAAAACAGTTTTGTTTGCTGAACCGGATATAGCACTTGCTGGAAACATCCAAGCTAACCTATCGCTCATACCAGCACGTTTATTATTGCTAGTTAGTGCAGCACGTTGTTTATTAGCGTCAAGCTTATCTTGCTTCTCTCTAGCCTTAGCTAATTTATCACGAGCGGTTAATTCTTCTTTCCAGAAGGCAGTATAACCTTTAGGATCGCCACCAACACTACCGAAAGTCATCAGTCGGTGTTTCTTCTTAGCAACTTCTTCTTGCGCTTTAGCTACTTTCTTTTCAGCGTTTACAGTAGCTGTTGCTACCTTGTTGATCTGACCTATGACAGCATTGACTTTGATGGACTTATCCATACCTGTCATTTGTCGTTTTACTGAAGTAAGTTTTGATTGGAACAACGCTAAGTTGTCCCAAGATTTCTTGTCAATGTTAAATCGGACTTTACCGACTACACTGCCGACTACGTTTTCTGCCATAGATTATCTCTATTTTTTATTGAGTTGTATTTGAATATCTTTCTCTAAATAGTTTTGAATATCTAAGTATTCGTTAATCTTAAAAAGATACTCTAAATCTTGAGATTCTAAAGACATGGCGGTTTCACCACCATCCTTCACAGCTCTCATAAATAAGACTTCGATTGGCGTTAAACTAGACGTTCGCTCTATTTGTTGTAGAGCCTGTTTTGTCGGTTTTACGCCGACAGTTGATGTAGAGGAACCATCACTTGAAACAGGCTCATAAAACCCTTTCCCTCGATCATGCAACCATAATGTTGTTTCAACACGTTAGCTGCCAACTGAAGTAGTTCATCAATGTTCTCTAGATCATTGTCAATGTTTAAAGCTCTATCTGTAGCCTTACACCAAATGTCTTGTAAAATTAGTTCAAATAATTGTGATAAATCTTGTTCTTCAAGTTGTTCAAATAACATGAACATTGCTTGCGGGATAGCTGATTGGATATTTTCACCACCAGCAATAAGGAATGAGATAGGTACTGCGAATGCTTTACCAATCTTAGGGAGGTTATTAGCAGCTTTCATTGGCGACCAAGAAGCAGAGATGAAGGCTTTACCGCCTACATTGAAGATTTCTTTTTTACGTTCTAAATTTGTTGTCATGTTTGTTTACTCTGTTTATGTGTCATGCTGTTTATACTAAAACTATGCCACATCCTTGTGGCATACATGACAAACTTTATGTTAGAATGATGGTAAATTAATACCAAGGATGTTACCAAGATTCTTAGCAGCACCCCACGACTCGTTAGTCTTAGGTAATACGTCAGCTAAGTGCAGAACCCATTGAAGTTCGCCAGTTTCTTGACCAATACCAACACTAGGAACTTGTTCCAACCAGCAAGTAGTTTCGATTGATAAGCCAGATGGATCACGGAAACTAAATGGTGCGATTGGTAATACTGTTGAACTAAAACCATTCTGATAACTTTCAGCCCAAGTATATAATACTTTATTGAACGGACTTGTATGTTGCAGAGTAATAGTTGCAGTACCATCGCGCATTGGATTGATATTAACAGTCATATCACGACCATCAATACCACGAGTTGTACTAGTTGTTTGGTCAGCTTTAGAGAATTCAATCATTGAACCTTCAGACCAACCGTATACTTCTTCACCACCAATTGTAGTGGTGGTTTTACGTGGATCATAAACCCAAGTGTGATTAGAAGCCATGTTTATCTCCTTATACTGTTACGTATGCACGTACAATAACTTTATGTACTGCGCTACTGTATGGAACTTCGACAACAAGATTTGGAAGAATACGATTCATACGATCCGCTTCTAAAATCTCGCTACGTTCTGGTGTACGCACAATAGCTTCACTATCTAAAGAGATAGCACCATTAGCACGACCAACTTCAATTACACGACGACAAGCTTGACGGATCTTAGAGAAACCAGCTTCGTCATATGATACCTTACGACCTAAATCAGATTCACGTTTCAGTAAACCATATAGTTCTTCAGATACACGAGCTTTCAACCAGTCAGCGAATACAATAGTATCGAAGAATTGACCAGAAGCTACTTTAGAGTTGAATACTGAATTAACGCCAGCGATAGGCATGTAATAAGCTACGTTTTTAGCTTCACATGAACTACGTTGAGTAGCGTTCAAGCTATCAACAGTAACACCTACCATTGTTTTATCTTCAAGTGTAGATGTACCAGCAGCGATTGCAGCCATTGCACCAACAACACCACCTTCAGCATAGCTAGAGTCAGCCGATGCGTTATAAATGGTTAACACGTGGTTATATGACGCATCTTGTAACGTACTACCGATGTCAGTAGTAGTTGCTGGAACCAATACACCAGCTTGTTGTGTAGAATGCACATACATCTTATCTAATGATTCAGAGAAGGCAGCTAAAGCTGCTACGTTGACATCAGAGTGAGAACTACAACCTACATAATAAGCAGTGTCATCAATGTTGAACAAATCTGTTAATGCTTGTACTGGTGTTTTTACAGTAGCTACACCAGTGCTACCAAATTTAACTACATACAGCTTGTTAGCTCGGAAGTTACCGCCGAATACTAAACTAGCATATTTATATGCTGCTGAAGTAGTAAGGAAACCATCAGTTACCATTTCTTTCACTGAGGTATAGATTTTATAATCTTGTGCAAATGCAGCGTCAGTTAACTCAGCAGCGAATACCGCACTGTCAAATGATGCTGTGGTTAAAGGTTGTGTGCCTAATGACACAACAACGTCGATACGACTTTCGATAGGAACGTCAGCCATTGTTAACTCCTGTTGGATAAGTTATTGTACTAGAGGATTGAATATTGTTGACAGATGATGTAATGTTAATTGACTCAATATTACCAACGTCTGTACTGTCTGTTTCTACAACTACCACTTCAAAGATACAACTAACTGAACTACGTTCTTCTAATTGATTCCTATCTATTGGAAAGTGTCTTTGTGTTACGCTACTACTTCTGAGGTACGAAATATTATTATCAGCGAATGAATCAAAGTATGTCCCTGCTGAAGCCTCAAAAGCGTTAAGGATTCTGTTTAAAGCAACTGAGGATGTACCTACAGTAGATGTTGCTGTTGGTGGACGATGTACCGATATGTCTACAATGACTTCGTATTTAACTGCGTAAGTATTAGTATCTACTTTGTCGTATTTACCTATCTTATTCCAGTCTTTGATCCACAACTGAATATATGACTCATTTAGTTTTTGATTACTAGCACCACGTATCGTGAACTGTAAGTTAGGAACTAATGTTTTATCACATAATACTTTAATTCGTGATTTTAGTTGGTCATAAATTTCTTGATGATTGTATACAACTGTTGTCATATTAAACCCTCATCTTTCTCTATAACCACTACTTCATAATGTTTTAACAATGTTGTCCAGCGTTTTACTTTGACAACTTTAAACCATTTACCCTCGATCATTACTTCGTCAGGTTTACGGTTTGTACCTTCTTGACCAACTTTTAATTCAGTCTCAGTGAATATTGTAAACACATCTTTGTCAGTGAAACCTAATACGTCTGGAGTGAATAAGTCACCTTCGTATGGTTGTACTGTACAATATAGAGCTTGGAAGTTTGTAGGTGCAACTGAAATAACTTCGTTGAATTCATTTCTTGTTTCTACAATACGTCTAGCGGGTAATGTTTTACGAGGTATACCACCTCTACGTTTAAAGGAGGATGACATTAGATTTTACCACCTTAGATTTAACACTCTCATACATTTCTTGTGATGCAACCAAAGGTGCGGAACGATTATACTTATCAAATTTAATCTGTTTCCACCACTCCACGTTATCTTCCCACGTACCGGTATCAATAGATGCTTGTACGTATGTTTCACCTACTCTACCAAACTGCTTCAATAATGTTTTAATAGTTCCCGCACCACATAAATATTGCCATATGTCAACACCGTATGTTTTACTTATTTGGAAATGTCTATCAACCATATCACCAGCTAAATCCATGAATGGACGAGCGGGTATGTTTTCATTACCGTAGTTTAATGTAGCAGCTAACCACGCAATATCTAAACCAGAATCTTCGTGAATGTCACCTTCAAAGTATCCATAATGAACTTCGTGAGTGTTTAAATCTCTTAGTCTATTTAGGAACTTTGTCATTTCTTTTGTATCGAGAGTAGCAGAGGATGATATTTTAAGTGTCATACATCACCCGTTATTTGGCAATTCACCAATATCTTCCATGTAGATTTCGTATATGGATCTATTACCAAGAGACTCACTGTGCCAATGTGCTAAATCATACATACTGAAAGCGTCTTCCGAATTACGGATAACATCTTTCTGTGTACGTGATACACCACCGATAATAATAGGCATGAATGACCTATTGGCTGATGGATTAGCAGAGTTACCTGTCTTGAAGTCTTTTAGACGTTGATTATAACGCTCGTAGAGCTTTGTATAATAGATTTCTACTTGACCCTCACGCTCTCTATCAGCTAATGTACTAAAACGTGTTAGCATTGCTTCCATGAGCGCTACAGAGGCATTATATACGTTGTTATTGAAAGCAACTAATGCACTGCTGATTGAGTTGTCAGAAACAAACTCTATTGAAGGATCACCGATGTTCAGTCGTACTTGGTCGTGGGGATTTTGGAAATCAAGATCAATCATTTATAACTTTCCCCTAATCGAAAAAAGGGGGAACAAGTCCCCCTTAAAATAAAGCAATTAAGCTTTAACTAACTTCTGAATCAACAGTGGATTGAATGGAACCATCAGGCGGTTCGATTCAGAGAACAACTGAGTACCTTTAAACTCGTCGCTAACTTCCCACATATATTCTTGGTTAGCTACTGTGTTGATATAAGACTTAGTTTGTGCAGGAGCAAAAACTTCAGTGAATAAATCGACACCTAACGGAATCATAAATGCTTGGTCGTCTGGAATTAAAGCAGTACCACCGATTTGACCAGCGTATTCAACGTAAACTACGTTGTCAGCGAAACGAATCATTTGATACTGTTCTTTGAAGTTCTCAAAGCGTTTAATCAGTGGGTCTTGACCATCTAAACCAGCACGGTCAATCATTGCTTGTGTCCACATTGGGTGAGTAGTTAACTCAGACCAGAAGTTTTTACCACACAGAACAACGAAACCAGTCACACGTTGACCTTCGTACAGGTTGTCTAAAATACGACGACGAGCTTGTTCACCATAAACTTTAGGGTGAGTAGTCAAGTTAGACAGAGTATATGTAACTACCGGACGAGAAGCACCTGTGTATTCTTGGTAGAAATCAACTACTGGTACAGTAGAGTTAGGTACATATGAAGTACCGTTAACGATTGAGTGAGCTAATGCTACTTCACGTAACATATCCCAACCGCGCATCAGAGATGCTTTATCTTCCGCGATTACATCAGCTTCAGCAGCTAACATATCAACAGTACCAGCTTTACGACGACGAATTACGTCTTCTGGACGGATATGAGCTTGTAAACCAAAGCTTGGAACCTTGTGGAAGTGAGTATCAGTCACTGGACGCGCATCAATCACTTCACCACGTTCACCGTATGCTTTGTCAGAAGGCATAGCATTTTTGTAATGTGTGAAGTCATGTTCAAACACGTTAGTTTGTAAGAACACTTGGCTTGGATTAATCATCGAGCTAATAAGGTCAGGTACATTAGGACGTTCTGCGATCTCAGCAGTTACATCATGCAGACCGTTTAAGTTACCTAAGTCACGAACCAGTGCTTTAGTCAATTCTAAGGTTTGACCGCGACCTACGTTAAATTTTACAGACATTGAAATTTCCTTTAATTATTCTT